GTCGTGGCCAGCACCGCAACCCATGTCAATAACTGTGGTAATACTTTGCATAAAGTCATCGTACTCATACAAGCAGTTGAGAGTTTCAAGGCTGTGTTGATGGCTAAGTTCAGGACTGCTGAATTGTGTCATACCTGTACGTCTTCCATTCCGGCAGTTCTCAGTCTCACAATGTGACCGCTCATCCATTGTTTGCTTTCAAGCCCCTTCATGACACCCAACCATTTGTTGCGCAGCAGGGCCACTTCGTTGATCACAGTTTCAAAGTCAATCACTTCGTCTTCACCGTCTACGTATTTTTCAGCATCTCTACTGGTCAAAGCACGGGCATAACCTTCTAAGTATTTTTGAAAATGTCTGCGACGAATCTTACGTAACTGTATGTTTAGAAAGTTAAGCACTGCTTCAATCTCTTGCAGTTGATTGAAGCGATGCTCTGTTATGCCCGGTAGTTCTTTGATGTTGGATTCTACATATCCGCCAATACGCACATCACGCTTGGCGTCCACTAACTCTGATTCATAGTGTGCTATGAAATCAGGTATGGCACCTAAGTTGGATACTACACGATTATACCACATGATTAATAATCTTCTTCTTCCTCGTCTTCTTGGTAATCGTCGTCGTCATCATCGATATCTTCGTTGTCGTTGTTATCATCTAAATATCCTTGCAGGGCTCGTTTAACTTCGGCATCGCCTCTAAATGATTCACGAATTTCGTCTGAGTCGAAGTTGCTATCTATTAGTAAATTGACCATGGCATCTGCTGCTTCAGTTCTATCCAAAGGCCCGATGTAACGTTTAAGTTCTTCCCAAACTGCTGCTGCTAAATCAACTGACATTTATTCCTCTCCTTCTGTCACTGTGTCAGGTGTACTTACCGCGTCTGGCTGTCGTGCAAAATCTTGCATGACTTTGTCAAGGCAACCATCTTCGTTGCTTTCCCAAGCCTTACGGAACTGCTTGATAACTTCGCCATCAGGTGTGGTAAAGGCCAGTCTATTACCGTCTTTCTTTAGCAGGCCACGTTTTTCGGCCAAATCTACTAGACCACTGTAAGGGTTCATGCCTGTCTCGTACGGGATCTTGACCTGGACGCCTTCAAAAGGTTTGGCATAGCGGGTCTTCATGACCTTGCAAGCGGCGCGAATACCCATGACATCAGAGATCTTGTTACCATCCTCGTCCTCTTTCAACTTCAGCTTCTTCATTGCAATAACAATACTGCTTGCATAGATAAAGCCTTGTCCACCTGAGATTTTGTCATCAGGGTCAAACATGTCTTGACTGGCGTATGTGTGATTGGTACACACCATACCCACATTGTAATTACCAAACATATTGACACAGTTACGAACCAGTGCTGTTAGGGCCTTGGGTTTACGTCCTAAGTCACCTTTCATTTCACCTGCTTCAAACTGGTTGACGTCTGTGGGAGTCAACAACATGCCTAAGCTGTCAATAACAAATAACACCTTGGGACGTTCGCCGTCGGGCAGGGCTTTGTAGTCACCCATGAATGTAGCAATAGTTTTAGCTACATCATCAATCATGGACATTGACAATTTAAGAAGCTTGTCTGGGCCGGTATCTACGCCCAAAGCTTGCATCCACGATTCATCTAGAGCATTTTCGCTATCAACCAATATAACAAAAATACCTTGAGCTTGTGCGTTTTTAATAATATTGCCACTACAGAAATAACTTTTGCCGGCGCCTGACTCTCCAGCAAATACTGTTACTTTACCTAGTGGTACACCCCTGTTGAAGTCGCCCGAGATCAAGTAGTTGAGTGCATAGTTGCCGGTTGAGATCCAATCTGTCGGATCGTTAAAACCGATACTGAGTCCATCAATGCTTTTGGTGATTTCCTTGCGGAACTTTGATACGTCAAATGGTTTTGCCATAATAATCCTAAAAATAAATGCCTACTAGGGCAATACCTGATTGCCCTAGTTTATTACATTGCTGTGCTATTACTTGGTTTGACGTGCGCGGATCATGGCCAAAATGTCTTGAGCATTTTGACCGGTCTTGTTTTCTGCCACAACCGGAGCGGCTGCTGCGACTGGTTCGTCGGCATCAAACGGAACGTCATCCACTGGAGCAGGTGCTGCTTTGGCCACAGGTGCTGGTGCTGATTCAGCAGCAGGCGCGGCACCACCAGCAGGTGCTTGTACACCAGCTGGACGGAAATATTGACCCCAACGTTCTACGTCATATGGTTGACCATCCACACTTGCTTCAAACATTTCCTTCATGACCTTAAGCTCAACATCAGTTGGCTTCTTGGGAAGGAATGTGGAAAGATCAAACAAACCATACTGCTCAACTGCTGCTTGTTCTGCTTCAGTCAAGGCCGATTCCTTGCGTGACCACTTGCTGGTGTTGTAGTCAGCATATCCACCTTTGCTGGTTTTAGCAACACGGAAGTCTAAGCCACGCAACAGGTCTGTTGGCAATTCTTCAAGTTCTGGATCCATTAGAGCAGACTTGATGGTTGCAAAGATTTGTGGACCGATGATAAAGCGACGGATTGGGTTTTCTGGGCTCTTGTCATCCGCAATTGGATTCTCACGAACAAAGCCTTGGAACACGTAGCTACGTTTTTTCCAGTACTTGCGACCCATTTCTTCCAGGCTCTTGTCCTTGAACCATCCACGAACTTCTGCCAGAATAGGACATGCTTCGCCCCACATTTCTACGCAAGGAACTTGTACTTGTACTTGTTTGGTGTCCATCTCACCTTTGATGCCGTTGAATGGTAAACGAATCATTGCTCGTTCGACCCAGAAGAAAGTGTTTTTGGAGTTGCCATCTGGAAGGAAACGTAACAGTGCTGATGCACCTTCTTCCATATTCCAGTGTGGGTAGATTGCGTTATCGCCACCGTTTGACGATTGACCGCCTTTGTTTGATTCTGCTGCTGCTAGACGTGCTCTGATTTCTGCTAAAGATGCCATGATAAGTTGCCTTTTAAAGTTGATTTACAATATACATACAAACGTATACTAACACTGAGTATACGTGAAAGTATTTAGTATTGCAATACTAAAAGGCAAACTTATTTGAGCAGTTGTGCCAACTTGAGAATTCGCTCAACACTCTCACTGCTCATGTTGCTGGGTTTGGTCATCATGACTCCATCAACATCTAAATTTTCGGCCTGTACAGGTTCTTCCGTGGGAGGTGTGGCAACAGCAGCAGGATCCGCAGGTGCAGGAACTTGGTCAGCAGGCGCTTCAATGTTGATGCCCAATTCAGCCAATCTGGCTTGTATCAAAGGTCTGGCATCAGCATTGGCATCTTCAGCAGCCAACTCAGCCAACTGGTCAAACAATACATCATCACCAAACACGTCGTACAGTTGTTCGGTGGCATTAGTTGCATCTGGACCCACCGGTAATTCTTTTGCCAAGAGCTGCTGCAATTTTTTTTCAGATTCGGGTGTGTCAGGTGTTGCCCAAGTACCTTCGGTAACTGTGTGAGCCCAGGATTCAAATTCAGCAATTTCTTTCATGCTGGTGTCTGTACGTGCGGATAATCTGGCCAATACCGGGATAGCTTCTTCGATTCTGGCATCCAGGCTCTGCTCAATAAACATGTTTCTAATGTCTTCGGCCACTGCGTCAGCATTGGTGATTTCGGCTGGATCAAATGTTTGTAGTTCTTGAAGGTATCCACGCTGGCTGATTATGCGCTTGGCTTTGGCTTTGAGATCTTGATAGTGACGCACTGCTGTTTCAGCTAGGTCGGCAGCTTCGCCATCAAACTGTTTGTTGCGCGAAGCGCGAACAAACTTATTCAGGATGTTCATTTCTTTTACTATTTCGCAGATGTGTTGGCCGAATGCGTCGTAGGGCGTGCCGCCTTCGGCAATGTGGCGAGCCATGGCACGACCACCAATTAGATTGGTAAACGGCAAGCGAAATCGTTGATCATCGCCTGTTTCAACAAACAAGCTTTCTACATAACGAAAACGTGCGTCGCCTTCGCCCAAGGTGCGATTGTGTTTGATTACTAAACGTGTTTGCTTAGGCTGGTCGCTGTAGCTGGTCTTTCGGTTGCCGTAGTAGCCTTCAAACAAGCCTTCTTTGATAGCGGCCATGCCCTGCATGTTGTATTTCAAACGATTGATATTTTCTATTTCAAAATTCATCAAGTTGTTGCGTACACTAAACTGTTTGAGTTGATTAAGGAAATCATACCAGTCACTTTTATCTTCTCTTTCCATGGTACGTCCAAGATTGTCGCCAAAGAATATTTTTAGGTTTCGATCCTGGCCAATTAAGATTACCACTGTGCCGTAGTTTTTGCTGGGTGTTTTCCAGTCAAACGTAAACATATCAGCTTCGGTGGGATCTGTTACATCTTTGCCCATGGCATCTTTTAACTCGGGATCAAAGTCCCTAGTTATTAGTAAGTCGTATAATTGATTTTGTGCTGAGTTTTCCATGTTGTATTTATATTACATAGTCATAACGAACGGAAGAGGTGGTATGATGCTATCCTGGTGATCACGCATTTGTGTATCAAGCTCGCCGTGATAGCTTTGTAACACTTGCAACATTCGAACTACCAACAAGGTAGCCATAATTAGGTCGTCAGTTTCGCCGGGTTTTGCAGCATATCCTACTCCGTGTGCTACAAAGTTTTTCATTTCTGATATCAAACTGGCGCTGGAAATTGTCATTCTGCGGCTTTCGATCAGGTGTTTGAACTTGGCACAGGCTGCCAGTTTGGGCTTGTTGCTGGTGTTGAATCCCTTGCGGTTTTTTCCGCTTTCGCTGAGAAAATAGCCCTGTATGTTTTCTTCGCCGTACTCTTGTATGCTGATCAAGGCAGCTTCGCCTATGCTGTTGTTTTCTACACTGTAGTAAATGCTTTTAGGGTCACGGACCGCATCATTGACGTGACGAATAATGTCAGCCATGATCCTGATTTGTGTGGGTATGTCAGTTCTGTTGTGTCGCCATTCAGCCACTTGTTCTGTAGAATTGGCTTCGAATACCTGTATAGCAGCAGGATCACCACCAGTGCCTAGGCTGGGATCAAGTCCCACAACATATATACGATCCGCTTGCGGTCGTTTATACCAACGCACTTCGCCAGTTTTATACAGGGGTTCCTGACCCGCTAGGTCGATCAACTTGGCCGGGGCAATAAGTGTTTCGTCTGCGATCAAGAATTCGCAGTCCATTTCTCGTCTGAAACGATCTACGCCCAAGGCTGCTCGTTGTTGCTGTGCCCAAGTTTCGTCCCGGTCTGGATGTTCATTCCAGAAGCTGCGATATGCCTTAAATCCGTTTTGTCCCACCTGTGTAGGATTGCCGTATTCATCTTCGCACTTGTTGGCACCTTTCCACAGTAACGCAAACTGATCTTCGTCTGAGTTGGGAGTTGATGTGACGATGGCTTTACCGCCAGTGGCCAAGGTAGGTGAGATAGAAGTCCAGAATTCAGTGGCAATAGTGGGACGCACGAATGCAAATTCGTCTGCGTACAAGAGCGAGATACTCATACCACGACCGGTGTTTTCAGTCGTGGTGGCCGAAACTATACGACTTCCATTATCAAATTCGATACTGCCTTTGTTGTAGTTTGTGGCACCAGCTCTGATATGATCCGGCACTGATTCATATGCATAGCGAATACGCTGCATGATTTCCTGCGAACCTGTGTATTTGTGTGCTGCTACCAGGATAGTTGAATCTGGAATAAACATGGCGTACCATAACAGATAACCAGCTGCTGTGGTTGACTTACCGGTCTGTCTGGGCATCATGCTGATGCTGTAACGATATCCGTGATAAACATCAATTAATCGTTTCTGATAGTCAAATGGATGATACAGCATGCGTCCTTGGGTAGGATGCTGTATGTAAAAGAAGTTGTCCAAGAAATATTGCGGGCCAGTCACAGGATCTGCACATGCAACAAATTCGTCAATCTGTTGTTGTGTATATGTGACCTTGGAGTAAGGTGTTTTAACTAATGCTGGTTCAGTTGAGGCCATATGTTATTTAACATCAACACTGCGACGTCTTTGACAGACAAAAACGTAGTAGTGTTCTTCAATGCGACCACGTCCGTCAGTAAAGTCAATGGGGAAAGTGTAATCAAACCATTGTATGTCAAATCCAGTACGTTGTAACAACTGTAGCCACATGGTTCTATCTAACACACTGTAGTGATTCTTGTTTTCTTC